CTGACCGCTGCCATGGCGCAGAACGGCGCGGTGATGGAAGTGCGTTTTTCCGATGGCCGAACAGTGAAATATCGCAGCATCACGGAAATGAGCCAAGCCATCGCCGCGCTGCGCCGCGAACTTTCCGCGCCGATGAACCGCACCACGCTTTCAGCTTTCAGAAGGGACTGACCCGCCATGTGGTTTGACCGCCTGCTTGCCAGCCTTGCGCCGGAAGCCGCGCTGCGCCGTGCGCGCGCGCGCCTGGCGCTTCAGGGCATCCAGGCGGCTTATGATGGTGCGCGCCGGTCCCGCCGCATGGGGCGGCTTTCCAGCGCGAATGGCCCGCGCGCCGAAGTGCAGGAAGGCTTGAAGATGCTGCGCGACCGGTCACGCGACCTGGTGCGCAACAATGCCTGGGCTGCATCGGCGCTGGATACGCTGATCGGCTATCAGATCGGCACCGGCATCACGCCGCGATCTGCCGTGCCCATGGCAACGCGCGACGAACGCGACCAGATCAATGCGGTGAATGCGGCGGTGGATGCCGCCTTTGAAGCATGGTCCGCGCGGTGCGACATTACGGGGCAGATGGATTTTTACGGGTTGCAAGCGCTGGCCGCCCGCACGCGCGCTGAAGCTGGTGAAGTGCTGATCCAGTTGATCCGCTTGGCGCCCGCTGAACAGCGTCGGCGGGGCTTGAATGTACCGCTGGCGCTGCAGGTGCTGGAACCTGATTTGCTGGATGAAACCTACAATGAAGAACGGCGCCGGCCGGAAGACAACCTGATTGCGAATGGCGTGGAATATAACGCCATGGGCGCGCCGGTGGCTTATTGGTTGTTTGATCGGCACCCCGGCGAAGCTGCCACCTTTGGCCGAGGCACCATGCTGCGCCGCCGCGTGCCGGCTGCCGATATCATCCACCTGTTCAAGGCCACGCGCCCCGGCCAGGTGCGCGGTGTGCCGGTGGCAGCGCCCATCATCACCCGCCTGATGGCTTTGGATGAATTGGAAGATGCGGCGCTGCAGCAGGCCAAGGTGCAAGCCTGCCTAGCGGCCTTCATCACCAGTGACGCCGCGCCTGGGCGCGGCCCGCTGGAAGGCACTGATGTTGAAACCGGCGATGCGCTGAAAACCTTTTCGCCTGGCATGATTGAACGGCTGCTGCCCGGTGAAGATGTTTCCTTCGCCACGCCATCGGGTGTGGGCGGCTTCAATGAATTGGCCAAGCACCAGCTGCACGCCATCGCGGCGGCCTATGGCCTGACCTATGATTTGCTGACGGGTGATCTTTCGGGTGCCAATTATTCATCGCTCCGCGCTGGGCGGCTGGCCTTCAAGCGCCAGCTTGAACAAGACCAGTGGCATTTGCTGATCCCTGGCATGTGCGAACCCATCTGGCGGGCCTGGGTGGCCTCTGCGCTGGGTTCCGGTGCGCTGCCGCCCGCGCAGCACGCCTATCCGGTGGCCTGGGGCCCGCCTGTTTTCGAATTTGTGGACCCCATGAAAGATGCGCTGGCGACCAAAGCCATGATCCGCATGGGCCTGAAGACCTGGCGCCAGGCAGTGACAGAACAGGGCTATGACCCCACAACCATCGCGCAGCAAATCGCCGATGATAACGCCCTGCATGATGATTTGGGCTTGATCCTGGATGCTGACCCGCGCCGCGCCAATGCTTCCGGCGGCGCGCAGGATGCGGCGGTGAATTCCGCCATTGAAATCGCAGCCACGGGGCTTGCGGCCACAAACGCTTAAGGGGGGCTTCCATGCCAGTGCAAATGCGCACTGCGGCCGAACAGGCTGCGGTGCTTTCGCTGTTGGGTGATGTGGGGTGGGACATTACGCCCGCAGGTGTGGCGGCAGAACTGAAAAAACTCTCCGCCAATCAACCGTTGACCATTTCCATCAATTCCTATGGCGGTGATGCTTTGGCGGGCATCGCAATCCACAACATGCTGGCGCGCCACGCCGGGCCCAAGACGGTGATTGTGGAAGGCATCGCCGCATCAGCGGCCAGCCTGATCGCCATGGCGGGCGACCGGATTGTAATGCCGGGCAATGCCTTCCTGATGATCCATGAAGCCTGGGGCGGCGCGCTGGGTGATGCGGAAACCATGCGCCAGCAGGCCGATGTGCTGGACCAGATCAGCAGCGCTTATCGCCGCACCTATGCCGGGAAATCCGGGAAGGATGAAGAAACCGTGGCCGCGTTGATGCGCGCGGAAACCTGGTTTGATGCGGATATGGCCGTGGCGGAAGGCTTCGCCAGTGAAACGGCAGAACCCGCAGAAATCCGCGCCTTTGCGGCGCTCGACCCCAATCGTTACGCCGCCGCGCCCGCAGCCTTTTGCGGGTTGGTGCGCGCGGCGCGCGATGCGGTGCCCGTAGCGGCGCCGGAAGTTCAAAACCCGCCAGCAATCCCGCTGGCACAAGCCAAGGAGATCGGCATGACCGATATCATTGCCCAGGCCGGCGGGAATTCCCCGGCTCAATCTGCTGCCCCGGTTGCGCCGGCGGCGGCTTCCATTGCTGAAGTGCGCGGCATTGCCGAACGCAACGGCCTGCCGGCTGAGTTTGCGTTGACGCAGATTGAACGCGGCGCCACGCGCGAAGCGGCGCTTGAAGCCGCGCTTGAAGCGGTGGCGGCGCGCAGCCCCGCCCCGATCATGCCGAATTCCGCCGTGGCCAGCGTGATCCGTGATGAACGCGATACGCTGCGCGCCCGCTGGACTGGTGCGCTTTCCGCGCAGCTTTCCAACCAAGCGCCGCCGGCGGAAAGCCGCGAATTCGCCAATATGGGTTTCCATGGCCTGATGCGTGAAATCGCGGTGGCTAATGGTGTGAAGGACGTGCATCGCATGTCCGGCGCCGATCTGGCGGAAATGGTTTTGTCCGGGCGGATCAACGCGCAGCATTCCACCAGCGACTTCCCGCTGATTCTTGTCAATTCCGCGAACAAGTCTGTGCAGGGCCTGTTCGGCCAATACCCGAACACCTGGGCTTCCTGGACGCGCGAAGTTGATGTGGCGGATTTCAAAACCATCACTTCTGCCTTTGCTGGCCAATTCCCGGAAGTGGCAGCCATTTCTGAAGGCGCGCCCTACACCTACGGCTCGATCGCGGAAGAAGGCCAGACCTATGCGGTGCAGGAACGCGGCCGCCTGGTGGCGCTGACGCGCCAGGCGCTGGTGAATGACGATACGCGCGCCTTCCAGGATGTGCTTTCGGGCGCGGCCCTGGCTGGCTACACGGCGCTGCGCCGCGTGGTGTTTGGCATCCTGACCGCCAATGCCAACTGGCCAGCGGGTGGCGCTACGGCGCTGTTCGCGGCTGGCCGTAATAACCTGGGCACCGCTGGCGCCTTGGCCGCCGGCACTTTCTCTGAGCTACGCGCGCTGCTGACCAAGCAAACCAGCCCCGCCCGCGCCGGTGAAAGCGCAGCGCCGCTGCCGCCGCCTTCTTCCATGGTGCTGCTGGTCGGCCCGGATGAAGAAGACACGGCGCTGGAGCTGCTGGGCAACCGCATTGTGCCGACCGCGACTGGCGCGGTTCTGCCCGATGCTTACCGCACCAGCACTTCACTGGTCATGGAGCCCTTCCTGGATACCGGGAATGATCCCTACTACCTGTGCCGCGGCGATATTCGCGGCGTGGAAATCGCCTATCTCCAAGGCCAGCGCGCGCCCACCATCACCAGCGCTGAAGACATCCGCTATAGCGGCATGACCTTCCGCGTGGTGTTTGATTTCGGCGCGGCGGCGGTGCAGCCGCGCGCCATGGCCGCGAACCTGGGCTGATTTGATGCGGGTGGCTGAAATGCCGCCCGCTTTTCCTTCCATTCATTCGATCGAAAGGGGTTTATCCCATGGCTACGAACAAGGTGGGTGATTCTGATGTGATCACCGTTACGGCGCCGGCTACGGTGGCTTCCGGCGCTGGCGTGTTGGTCGGCTTGATGTTTGGCGTGGCAGTGCATTCCGCCGCGTCTGGCGCGCCTGTCGCCATCATGACCGAAGGCGTGTTCCGTTTGCCCAAGGCAAGCGGCGCCATCAATGAAGGTGTGCGGGTGTTCTGGGACAATACCAACGGCAACGTGACCACCACAACGACCAGCAATAACTGCATTGGCTGGGCGGTTGGGCCGGGCAACTATGCTTCTGGTGCCACGGAAATCCTGGTGCGCTTGGGCCGCCCGAACGCTACGGCTGCCTAAGGCTGAACCGGGGCGGCATAGCCCGCCCCGGGCTTCTCCATGTCAAACGCATTTTCCGCCGCAGCCGCCGTGTTGCATGCGGATCAAAACCTGTCCGAAGCGGCGACCTATTACGCCGGCGGCGCCGGGCCCGGCCAGGCGCTGCGCGTAATCCGTTCCGCCCCCATCGCGCCAGCCTTTGGCCCGGCCGGTGGCATGGGTAGCCTGCAGCCCGCCTGCGTGGTGGATGTGCTGGTGGCCGATGTGCCCACGCAGCCTTCGCCCGGCGATCTGCTGGTGATGGGTGATGAGACCTTCCGCGTGGAATCAGCGGAACGTGATGATCTGCGCTTGACCTGGCGCCTGATGCTGGCGGAAGAAGCCTGATGCCCACCCCCATTCGTGAAGCCGTGCTGGCCGCCGTAGCCGCGCGGCTGAAGGCAGAGCTTTCCGGCGTGACGGTGCTGCGCGCCCATCGCGCGCCGCTTGATCCGCGCCAATGCCCAGCGGTGATCATCACCGGCACCGGCATGGATGCCGATGAGGATATGTCCTTCGGTGAAACCCAATGGCGCATTGGCTTTACCGTGGCTGGCTACATTACCGCCGCGACTGATCTGGCGGCGGAACAGGCGCTTTCCGCGCTGCATGCGCGCCTGGTGGCCGCGCTGCAGGATTATGATTTGGGCCCCGCCACCATCCAGCCGAACATCACCGGCGCGGAGTTTGAACTTTACAGCATTGAAGAATCAGCCGCTCCGGCGGGTGAATTCAACGCAAGCTTTGAGGCCTTGGCAATGACGCCGGCGGCCAGCCCTTACGCTCCCTAGAAAGGATCAAACATGAGCACGAATCTGGTGCGTCAGCGTTTTGCGGCGATCGCCGTCAAGATTGAATCCACCCCTGGTACTGACGCAATTGCCGGGACGCCGGCAAATGCGGACTACCTTGAGACAAATGGAGAAATTCAATTTGATCAAACCGCAGTGCCAAACCCTGTAATGACAGGCAGTTTGGACCCTGCTGCGTCCATTGTCGGCGGTATGCGCGCACGCTTGCGTTTGACGGTTCCGCTGCGTGGTTCCGGCACGGTTGGCACCGCGCCGGAATGGGCTCGGCTGATGCAATGCGCCACCATGCAGGAAACACTGACCGCCGCCGCCGTGCCCGCCAGCCCGCTTGCGCTGACGGCTGGCGGCGCTTCGGCCGTGACGCTCGGCGCCACCTTCGGCAGCACGGCGCAGCAATATCGCGGGATGCCGCTGGCGCTGGGCGCCATTACGGGCGATCAGCCGGCGCTGAGTGCCATTGCGGATTACACCACAGGCCGCGTGGCTTCGCTGATCCATACTGTCAGCACCACCTTCACCACTACGCAAACCGCGCAAATCCCGATCAACCAGCGCTATAGCCCAACCAGCGATGAAGCGGTGTTCAAGACCTGCACTATTTATGCTTATCAGGATGGTATGCGCTGGCGCTTTACGGGCTGCTTGGGCACCTGGTCCCTTGAGTTGACCACAGGCGGGATTGGCTTCCTTTCCTTTGACTTTATGGGGAGTTTTGTGCCAACGGTGGAGAATGTTTCGATGCCTGTCGGCTGGAACACCGTAGCCCGCCCGACCGCCCCGCGTTTTGTGGCTGGTGCTTGCCGCTTAGCTGGTGCCGTTGCGCGTGTGGGGCGTTTTTCAGTGCAGGCGGGGGTCAACACGGTACTCCCTGAAAATCCGGAAGCTGCAGAAGGTTATGATCCGGCCGTTCCGGTTTCGCGCAATGTGGTTGGCAGCATTGATCCGTTAATGGATACTACGGTTTCCATCCCGCGCTTCAACAATTTCCGCAACGGCATTAACATGAGCCTTGGTGCCATCCTTGGCAGCACCCCCGGAAACCGCTTCGCTATTGTGCTGCCTTCCGTCCGTGCCACCGCCATGAACCCTGGTCAGCGGGGTGGCTTGGTTGTGGATACCATCAGC